AGTCAAAAAAGAAAACTTGACAGCAGGAACTGGATATGATATAAAGTATACAGAAAGAATAAAAATGAGTGCAATGGAATTACAGAGAGCATGGAGATAGTTATGGAAAATATTTTAAAGATGGGTTATGCGATTGAGGTTAAGTACAAGGACGGTTCTGTTTATACTAAGTACTTTCCTATCAATCAGTTGCAAAAGGCAACAAATTATTTTAACAAGATGAACAATTCTATTGATAAGAATGTTCACAAGGTTATGTCAAAGATTGCCCAAGTGGCATATTAGATTCCTATATAGAGTAGATTAAGTTGCGAAAATTAGGAATAGGCATATCCCAACCGTAAGGTGCCTACTTAATCGCTGAATTAGATTCGGATTAGACAAGGGTGGTACACAACAAAGGAGAACAATCTTCGGATTGGGAAAAGAGAGAACTTCGGTTCTCTCTTTTTTTTTATTATGCAGAACGGAGTCTACTTCTCATATTAAGAGTCCACAACTTCTGCTCTCTTTTATATTGTCGTTGTAGTTTGATTAATTGGAAAATAATCGTATTCATAACACTCTCCTTTCGATTAGTTACCAAAAGTTAAGTGCGTTCCTTCAGCGATTGCCTACTTCCGTCTATATGAATAGATGAACGATTACTACTATTTAGTATCTTTGTTTCCCCATAAATAAAGACATGAATACTACAAACTTTATTACAGGCAAAGATGGATTTATTTGGTTTACTGGAGTCGTTGAAGATAGAGATGACCCAGACAAACTTGGTCGTGTTCGTGTTCGTGCAGTAGGTTATCATACTGAGGATAAGACTGATATTCCTACAGAGGACTTACCTTGGGCATGGGTAATGAATCCAACTACCGTACCATCAATGGGTGGTATGGGTGAAACACCACCTTTCTTAGTTGAGGGTTCGTGGGTGTTGGGTTTCTTTCGTGACCCCCCTTTACTTCAAGAACCAATTATTCTAGGTTCTCTGCCTGGCTTTAATTTAGAATTACCAGATGGGTCAAAAGGATTTAATGACCCAGATGGAGTTTATCCAAAAACTGTAAATGAAAATGATGTCAATAGACTTGCACAAGGTCTAGTTGGCGAAACTCACCCATCACTATACACAAGGAAGAAGTCACAGATACAAGAAGTTCCTATTGCAACCAAACCATACATACCCACAGTTGAAGATGCTGCCGTGCAAGAAAGTCGTTCAACATGGAATGAGTTAGATGCAAAATCAAACACTACTTCTTTCTATCCATTTAATCATGTACATGAATCTGAAAGCGGACACATACATGAGATAGATGATAGTCCAGAGGGTGAAAGACTTTTTACTTATCACCGTAGCGGAACATTTGAAGAGATACACCCAGACGGTAGTAAGGTTGTAAAGATAGTTGGTGATGATTATGAAATTATTGCTGGTTCTAGAAACTGTTATGTTAAAGGTTCTGTTAATCTAACTGTTGATGGTAATGTTAGACAACTTATCAAAGGCGATTATGTTCTTGAGGTTGAGGGTGATTATACACAAAAGATACACAAGAATAAATTAATCAAAGTTGGTGCTGGTGAAGCAGGGGGTAATCATCAACAAGAGATACGAGGAACTTTTGCAGAAAACATTTCTGATAAGTTTATTCAAACAGTTGGTGCAGATACAGAAGTATTACTCAAAGGTAATCGCACAGAAAACGTAAAGGGTAATGATAAAAAAACAGTAGGAAAAGATTATAGTCAATTAGTGTTAAGTGATATCAAGATTACTGCAACAAAGAACTTAGCACAATCTTCTATTACTGGTAAAACAACAATGATTACTGGAACAAGTTTAAATCTTAAATCTGCTCAACCTATGGTGATTAGTTCTGAAGACTCTGTTACCTTTAATGCTGGAACATTAATGGATATTAATGCTGGTACAGAGATTGATGCAGACGCACCACTTATTAATTTAAACTAGGAGTTACTATGCCTGAAGTTACAAGAGTAGGATTAGATACCCATGTTGGTCATGCAAGTCCTACACCTAATCCATTTCACCAAACAGCGTATGCGTCTGGTTCAGCAGATGTAAAAGTAAATGGTGCTTCAGTAGTTAGAGTTGGTGATACTACTGCGTGTGGTGACCCAGCAACTGGTGGTAGTTCTTCTGTAAAAGTAAATGGTATTAGTGTTCATAGAAAAGGTGATGCAACTGGTGGTCATGCAAGTTTCGTGCCTAACGCATCAGCATCTGGTTCACCTAATGTTTTTGCTGGAGGATAGAGATGGCACTTTGTGGAAAGAATGACGCACTTACTGCTGTTACTGATAAGATTGCAGATATTGAAAAAGAGATTACTGCAAAATTAGATTCTGCAGCTTCAGAGATTGCTGGTGCATTAGATACTGGTTTACAAGAACTTGAAAAAGAACTAGACAATCTTGCAGATAAGATTCCAGATGAACCAGTTTTGTCTTTCCAAGAAGCAATGGACGAATATGTTAATCTTACTTTAGATGCAACAAAGTCTAATGAAGCAACTGCAAAGTTATTAGAACTTAAAAATAAATTTACAGATACATTAGAGGGTCAAGGTTTTGATATTGACCAGTTGGTTAGTGATGCTACTGGTGCATTAGGTGAGGGTGCAAGTCCAGCAGTTTCCACTATAGAAAAAACTGTAGAAGATGAAAACACCGACACGGTAATTATTCAAGAAGAGTTTATTGAGATTTCTCAAGTGCAAGGTATGAAAGAAGGTACTAATATTTTTAGTGGTACTGGTTTCACAACAGAACAAGATGGTGATGATACTATCATTACAACATCTAAGGTGTTTAAAAAACTTAAAGCAATCTACACAGTTGAACAAACTGTTGACCCTAGTCTAGACCCTCTTACTGGTTTATCATTACCATCACTTGATGATTTAGGTTTACCAAGTTTATCTTTACCAGCATTGCCTGGATTAGATTTATCTGGTGTTCCACCTCTTTCACCAGATTCCCTTGCTGCTGGTCAAGCAAAGATGAAAGATGCAATTTGTAATATGCCAAATCTTGAGGTGTCTACTGGTGGTAGTGGTGTTGAAACCAAAACTCAAAAAGCAAGTGGTACTGATAATCTAATATTAGAAAAGACTCCTACCAAAATTATTTCTGTTCAAGGTAGAACTGCAAACACAAACTTCTTTGGAAACATTCAGTATACTCAAGATGGTAAAAGTATTTTTCTTAGAGAAACATATGCAGAAGTTAAAGTAGAATATGAAGTTGCAGTTGTCAAACAAAAAGCAAAAGAATCCTTAATACCACAAGAGGGTGGTGAGGTAGAATTAAAATCTGTATTTACTGAAGCACAAACTCAAATCAAAAAAGCTGAAGAACAAATAAAAAATATAACAGTAGATAAAGAGGTTATGAAAAAGAACGCAGAAGAATTAGCAGAGTTTTCTAAAAATGTTCCATCTATTGTGCCTGATGGTGAAGTATCGAAAAAGTTTATAGAACAATGTAAAACAAAAGAAGAAGATATTAAAATGTCTTTAGTTACTAGTGGTAAAATACTAGAACCAGCAGAAAGAAAAAAAGATTTTGAAGATGAAAAGGTTGACGCAGTAGAGTCTGCTGAAGAAGAAAGTGGTGTTAAATTAAATGAAGTAAGTCCTATGGTTAATGGTGAACTAAGACAAGAAAAAAAGAAAATTAGACAACATCATTTTAAACTATTAAAAATTTCATCAAAGATGAAAAGAGTTCAAAGTGCAATAAGGTATAGAATAAAACTACCAGTAACTTTTCAATTCAAATCTAAAGCAGGGGTTCTGTATAAAGTAAAAGTTGATACTGCAATTAAAGGACAACTATCAGACAAATATAGAGGAAACTTTAAACCCTCTGGAGATTTTACAAAAGAAAGTCGTAGAGCATTAGGAAAATGGTTAGAAGAAGGATATACAATTAGAAAAAAATCAAGAAAGGCCGCATGGGCAGAATATTTTAAAATAGATAGAAGTTTAGCAACTAATAGTAATGCACTTGAAGAAGTTAAAGCATGGAGAAAAAAGTATGTTGATGGTGGATTAGATTCTCCAACTTCTATTGATGATTATGAAGATTATCTCAGTAATTATGAAGCATTACTTACTACTATTGAAGAAGATGGAGTTCCAAAAGAGGATTTATTTGGTTTCGATTTTTTAGATGACGCATAAATAAATGAAAGGTGTGTGAGATGGAAATTATTTGGTCATTACTATTAACTGCTTGTTTTACAGATACAAACTGTAAGTACCAAGATGTTCAATGGTTTGAAAGCAAAGAAGAATGTATTGATATGAAAACATTACATGAGGAAATACCTATAGATGGCGATTGGAAATCTGTAGAATATGTATGTAAACCAGTAGGAAGTAAAGAAGCATAATGGCAATTCAACCAGCATATAGAGATGCACAGAGAACTAATGATTCTCCAAGGTCATCTAAAAAGTATAAAGACTTAAATCTAAACTTTACTAAACACCCTATAAAGCAAGATTTAATTCCTTTAACTGATGCTGCTGCCGTAAAGAGAAGTATTCGTAATTTAGTTCAGATTGGTCATTTTGAAAAACCTTTCCACCCAGAGATTGGTTCTGGTATTCGTGATATGTTGTTTGAAAATATGACACCGTTTACTGCAAGTACTCTATCAAGAAAGATTGAGGATACTATCAATAACTTTGAACCTAGAGCATTACTTGCTGGTGTTGAGGTCTTTCCAAACTTTGATAATAACACATATGAAGTTACGGTAGAATTTTATTTGCAGAACGCACCAAGTGAATTGGTAGATATATCATTCGCATTAGAGAGATTACGATAATGGCAACTACAGAAAAGAAACTTAATGTTACAGAATTAGACTTTGATGATATCAAGAATAATTTAAAAACTTTTATGAGAAATCAGAATGAGTTTACAGACTATGACTTTGAGGGTTCTGGTGTAAATGCGTTACTAGATGTTCTTGCATATAATACACATTACCTTGCAATGAATTTAAATATGGCATCAAACGAGTCATTCTTAGATACTGCATCTATTCGTTCCTCTGTTGTTTCTCATGCAAAGACTTTAGGTTATACACCAAGTTCACCTAGAGCGCCTAAAGCAACTCTTAATATAGAGTTAAATAATTTTGGTGCATTAACTACTGCAACTATTCCAATAGGTTTTGTTTTTACAACAACCCTTGATGATGTATCATATCAATTTGTAACAACTGCTGAACATACGACAAGAGTTGCAAACAATGTTATAAGGTTTACTGATATTCCGATTTACGAGGGAACATATGTAACAAATCGTTACACCGTTGACTCACAAAATGTAGAACAGAAATTTACACTTAATAGTGATAGAGCAGATACTACAACATTATTAGTTGATGTTTTTGATAGTGCAAGTTCAACTACTTCAACTACATTTACTCTTACAGATGATTTAACAGTTGTTAAAGCAAACTCAAATAATTATTTCTTACAAGAATCAATTGATGGGAAGTTTGAGGTATACTTTGGAGATGGTATCGTTGGTAAAAAATTATCTGATGGTAATGTAGTAAGATTAAGATACGTTGTTACAAACAAAACAGAAGCAAATGGTGCATCATCATTTTCATCAAGTGGTGCGATTAGTGGTGCAACTGATTTTGATATTCTTACAGTAACATCAGCAGAGGGTGGTGCAGAAAGAGAAAGTATTCAATCAATAAAGTTAAACGCACCATTAGATTATGCTGCCCAAGGTCGTGCAGTTAGTACAAATGATTTTAAAGCAATCGTTCCTAAAGTATATCCAAACACACAATCAGTTCAAGTTTACGGTGGTGAAGATAACGATATTCCATTTTATGGAAGAGTTTATATTTCTATTGTTCCTACTATCGGAACTATTACTGCGTCAGCAAAAAAACAAATTGTTGAAGATTTGAAAAAGTCATATACTATCGCATCTGTTACACCAGTTATTATTGACCCAGAATATACAGACATTAGATTGAGTACTGTATTTCAATATAACGCAAAGAATACAACCAAAGCAAAAGAAACTTTAGAGTCAAATGTTAGAACAGAAATTATTAATTATGCTGCTCTAAACTTATCAAAGTTTGATGGTGCGTTCAGATATTCACAGATTGTGGGTATTATTGATGATGCAGATAAAGCAATCACTTCAAACATTACAACAATAAAGTTATCTAAAAGAATAACACCTACTTTAAATGTGGGAACAAAATATATTATTCCTTTTGGTAATGCATTGTTTAATCCACACGGTGGTCATATGATGGACTCTGGTGGTATTGTAAGTTCAACTGGTTTCTTTATTTCTGGTGATGAGAATGAAATGTTTCTCAATGATGATGGTAATGGTAATATTAGATTATTCTATCTAACTGATGGTACAACTACAACTTACAAAGACAATACAGCAGGAACTATTAATTACCAAACTGGTGAAATCATTTTAACAAACTTAAATATAACATCTGTTTCTTCAGTTGATAGTGTTGCCTCAGATTCATTTAGAATATTAGTAACACCAGATTCAAATGATGTTCTTGGTGTTCGTAATCAAGTGTTAAGATTAGATACTGTAAACTTAACAGTAAACGCAACTACTGATACAATCGCAAGTGGAAGTACGTCTGCTGGTGTCGGTGCAACTACAGTAAGTTCTTATAGTGGTGCAACTTCAACAACAAGCACGACATCAACATCAACGTCAAGTTCTTCTGAAGTATCAAGTGGTTCAAGTAACGGTTCTTCAAGTGGATACTAAGAAATGCCTTATGATGACATCACCTTAAAAAATAAGGTATCAACTCATATCCAGCATCAACTGCCTGAATTCATTCAAGCAGACCACCCACTTTTTTCTAAATTCGTAAAACTATATTATCAGTTTCTTGAAAGTGCAGAAATAACTTTTAGTGAAGTTAATAATTATCTAAGACAAGAAACCACATCACCAAACTTTATGGTTAGTGAAAGTGGTGAAAAAATTGTATTAGAAGATTCTGTTGTTAAGTTTACTATTGGTGAAACTGTAACTGGTAATACTTCAAAGGCAACTGCAACTGTATTGGTTGATGATGTTGATGGAACTACAGCAAGATTGTATGTTACTTCACAAAATAAGTTTGAAGTAGGTGAAACGATTACTGGAAGTACGTCTGACTCTACTGGTACAATCGCAACATATAGACCAAACCCAGTAAGCAATATACAACAACTTTTGAATATGTCAAATGTTGATGCAACAATCTATGAGTTTTTAGATAACTTTAGAGATGCTTTCTTAGAGGGTGTTGTAGATAATCTTGCAACTGGTGTTGACAAAAGACGATTAATTAAAAATGTTCGTGACCTTTATATCGCAAAGGGAACTAAAAAAGGACATGAGTTATTTTTCAGATTACTTCTAAATGAAGAACCAGTAATATCATTTCCAAATGAAAATATGATACGATTATCTGATGGTAAGTGGACAAGAAAAAAGATTATGAGAGTTCTTGCTGTATCTGGTAGTGCAACTGATTTAATAGGAAGAACGATTACTGGACAAACATCTCAAGCAACTGCAATACCAGTTTCAATCGTTTCATTTAGAGAAGCAGATACAACAATTATTGAAATTGAAATTGATGAAGAAACACAGTCTGGTACATTTATTGCTGGTGAAACATTACTTGGAACATCCAATGTTACTGACGGAGATGTGACGGTACAACTTTTACAAATCGTATCTAATACAAATATTACTGATGGTGGACAATATTATACTGCTGGACAAACAATCAATGTTGGTTCTGTCGGTGGTTCTAGTGGAACTGCAACTGCTGTTGTGGAAACAATTACATCTGGTACGATTGATGAAATAGTAATTGATGATGTAGGTACTAATTATGCAGTAGGCGACACAATTAATTTTGATAATTTTGGAACAAATGGTATTAATGTTTCTGCTGATGTACAAGTCGTTGGTGGTGCAATAAGTCCAGAAACAGGCAGTCTTGCAGCTTATGGAATGGTTGCAACTGACCATATCACAAACGAACCAGAAAGTCAATCATTTTACAATGACTCCTTTGATGGTGATAAGATTGTTTTAGAAGACGGAACATTTAATGACATTGCAACAAATCAAACTGCAAATTCTGGACAACCTCATTTTGATGCTTATGGTTTTCACAATTCTGGTATTGCAAACGAGATAGGTTCTATCACAGATATTAGAATTGTTAATCGTGGTTCTGGATACACACAACTACCAAAGATTTCAAGTATCTCAACAACTGGTGGTTCTGGTGCAAAACTAAAAGCCGCATCTACTAATACAGTTGGTAGTATCGACTCAATTAAAGTTTCTAATCTTGGTTTTAATTATTCCTCTGCACCAACTTTGAACGCATTTAGACACGCAATTATAAAAGATATAACTGGTAACTTTGTTGCTGGTGCAAGTATGACATCTCACTCTGGAACAATTACTGCATTTGATTCTGATAGACAATTATTATCTATGAACACAACTGCTAATCTTGCAGTTGGTAATACAGTTGCTGCTGGTGGTGCAACTGGTGTAATTGCAAATATTGATACTGCTGATATTAATGCTGTTGTTGGAACAATTGCAACTACTGTTGGAGAATTCTTAGGGGAAGAGGGTAAACTATCATCTGATGTTATGAGGATTCAAGATAGTTTTTACTATCAAGATTATTCATACGTTGTTAAGGTAGGCGAATCTATTAATGAGTGGAGAGATGCAATCAAGTCAACTGTTCACCCATCTGGTTGGGCAGTCTTTGGTGAGGTCGAAATTAAAAGTCAAGTATCTGCGAGAATACAAGTTCAGACTGTTGAATCATTTACCCCAGAACTTGCTTCACTTCTTACACCACTTATTGTTACTGTATTCGGTAGAAGACTTGGAACAGTTGATGACGGAACAACATTAAGGTCTACACCAAAAGTTGGGGTGGATAGTCATACCGATTTGACAACATCAACTAGAGATTTAACTTTATCAAGAATTAATACAGTTGTTGTTGGAACAAATAGAAGTCAAAGAGGAACTGCTATTGGGCCAACTCTTGACCTATTGCCTAGATATGCGTTTAGTATTGGTGCGAATACTACAGAAAATATACCTCATTATCCAGGCATTAGAAGAACAACAAATTTAGATGGTATCAATGACCAATCATTTACCATAGGTCAGTTTGGTAATATTCGTATTAATCAAGTTTCTGATAGTAATGGTAATATACCACAGTCTGCATTTACAACAAAATCAAATGTGCCACCGCCAGGCGACATACAAATTTCTGGAACTGCAAGAACTAATGCATTTGATAATAACTTCATCACATTTGATAGTAGTACAGAAACATTTGATGAAACTGTTTTAACAACATTGATGAGTGATACTGGATTTACATTTGATAGTACATCTGTCAAGTTTGATGGTTCTGGTGGTGATGCAGTTCCAAGAGATACTGGCGGACAATATAATGTAGACTTTAGTGATACAAATATAACATTTGATAGCGGTATAAATAAGTTTGATAATTCATTCAACTTGCCAGTATTTGAAAGATTTGACTCTACCAGTTTCAGATTTGATAATACAAACAAAAAATTTGATATAGGTGTATAACCTACATAAATAAATGAAAGATTCTAATAGGAGATAACTAACATGGCATATCAAGCACTTGGTCTTGGTTCTTCAGCTAATGACGGTACTGGTGATGACCTCAGAACTGGTGGAGACAAGATTAATGATAACTTCGTAGAATTATATACCAAACTTGGTAATGGTTCTGCACTATCCAATCTTACATTTCCAACTGGAACTGATACGATTGTAGGAAGAGCAACGACTGATACTCTTACTAACAAAACTATTGCAATAGGAAGTAATACTGTTTCTGGTACAACTGCACAGTTTAATACTGCGCTTTCAGATGGTTCATTCACCACACTTGCTGGGACAGAAACTCTTACAAATAAAACTTTAACTGCACCTAAAATTGCAAATGCTGGTTTTATTGCAGATGCAAACGGAAACGAACAAATCATTTTTCAACAAACTTCAAGTGCAGTAAACGAAATTCAAATTAGAAACGCAGCTACTGGTGGTGAAGCGTCTAATGGTGCATTAACTGCTCCTGCTATTGAAGCATCTGGTGAAACAAATGTTGACCTTACATTACTTCCAAAAGGAACTGGTCATGTTGCAATTCGTTCAACTGGTGGTGCTAACAATCAAGGTGCGATTAGATTGAACTGTGAAAATAATACTCATGGTCAAACTCTAATGTCACAACCTCACACTAATGGTGACAGTGGTTTCTTTATGTTACCTTTAGATGGTGGTTCTGCAAGAGCAACTCCAAACGTATTGTTAAGTGGTGCAAAAACTATTGTCGCTACTGAAACTGCAACTGGTGGTGGTTCTTCTGTTGCATTGTCACTCAACACAGCACATAGTACGATTGTAACATCTGGTGCTCAAGCATTCTCACTTGCAAACGGTGTAAATGGACAAATCAAAACTATCTCAATGGTAACAGATGGTGGAGATGCAACTCTTACACCAGCAACTTTAAATGGTGGTTCAACAATTGTATTCAATGATGCTGGTGATAGTGTTATGTTGATTTATAATACAACTGGTGGTTGGGCAGTTATTTCTAATAACGGAACTACTATTTCATAAGGAGTAGTCAATGGCTATTGATACAATCAAATCAGTTGCAATCTTTGATGGTTCAGTTGCAACTGCTGATATCGCAGATGATGCTGTAACTGGTGATAAACTTGCAAATGATATTACAATTGCTGGTGACCTTACGGTAAGTGGTAATGATATTAGCACTGCTGGTTCAATGTTACTTAAACCAGCAGGAACAGAAATTGTAAATATTAATAATACTGGTGATGTGATTGTAAAGGGTCAAGGTTCTAATAGAGGAATGTTAGTTCTTCGTGCTG